TTGCGCAGCATCGGCAGCAGATCCTCGCTGATACCCAGCGCGCCAAGAATGCGCGCCTGCAGCGTGGCACCGCCGGGGATGTTGTTCAGGGCGGCGATTTTGTCCGCCAGTTCCGGCAGCACATCGGCCGCGCTGCGCGCGTTGCCGGCGGCGTCGCGGATGGAGATGCCGAGGCGTTCCAGGTACATCAGCGCCGCCGGGTTGCGCTCGCCGATCGCGTCCACCATCGCGTCCTGCAGGCTGCGCAGGCTGGATGTCATGGCATCGGCCGAGCCGCCGGACAGGCGGGCCGCGGTCTGCAGGGCGTGCAGCCGGGGCACTGAGAGGCCGATCCGGCGCGAGGCGTTCTGCATCTCCGAATTGAACTTCTGCCAGGCTTCCGCCAGATGCGTCATGCCCAGCGCAAAACCGCCGCCGGCGATGATCCCCAGCGGGCCGGACAGCGCCGACAGGCCGAAGCCCGCGCGCGTCGCGATGCTGGAGACGTTGCCGATGCCGCGCGCCACCAGGCCAAGGCCGGAATTGCCGGCCAGGCGGGTGGCTTCCTGGTTGAGTTTCTTGACCGGCGCCGAAAGCCGCTCCAGCCCGCGGTTGATCTGGCCGATCGTCGCGGTGGCCTTGTCGGTCGCGGTGATCGTGATGCCGAAGCCAGCCATACCTACGACTCCCGCGCCGGCCGCATTTCCCGCGCCAGGCGGTTGGCCTGGTCATTCCACCAGACCAGCTCCGCGCCGGTCAGCGCATCAACCTCGGCCGGAGACCAGCCGAAGAACTTGCAGAGATCCGCCCTCAGCTCTCGCCAGTTCGGCGGCCACGATCGATAAAACCCATCAGGAAATCGTTGGCCTCCAGCACCGCGTCCACATCCATCTTCTCCAGCGCATCCCGGCCGATGCCAGAGACGACGGAGACCAGGCCAATGGTCTGTTCGATCGGGGACGGCCCCTGCATGGCGCGGCGGTATTCGGCGATGGTGGGCGCGCGGAGGCGGATTTCCGAGATGGTGCCGCCGGCATGCTCCACCGGGCGGACAAGCGTAATGACCTTTTCGCGGTCGCCTTCCACGCTCAACCCTCCCACACCCTTGGGCCTTCGAATCGCACGTCGAAGGTGCCATCCGTGGCGTTCACTTCCTGCGCGGCGATGCTGACCATTTCATGGCCATACACCGTCTTGCCGTTGGCCAGGCTGGCGACGATGTCCACGTTCACCATGGCGTTCAGGTCGCCCACCGTCAGGTTGCCGTGGTCGCGCAGCTTGGCGGCGATGAAGCCGGCGCGATGGCGTTCCGAATAGCCGTGGTAGCCGTCCATGCCCAGCATACTCTCCCGCTCCTCGGTGGAGGGGGACCAGACCAGGTCGGAGACCAGCATGTAGGCGGTGCCGTTGATGTGGATGGAGCCGACGCCGCCGAGGCGGCCGGCCGAGGTGAGGGTTCCGGACACGGGTCAGGCTCCTGTCAAGCGGTGAAACGATCAGGGCTTGGTGAACTGCACCAGCATGGCGATCTGGCGCAGCTGGTTGGCCAGCCGCACCGGGGCGAGGATCTTCACCAGGCCGTTGCCGGCGTTTTCCACCTGCACGTTCGTGGTGTAGCCGTCGCCGTCCTGCACATAGCCGGCGGCTTCCAGCTTGCGGTAATCCGCAATGTTCTGCGCGCGGATGACGGCGGTGGTGACCACGTTGGAAGCCGCGCCGGAAATACGGGAATTGTCCGACACGATCTTCTTGCGGGCGAACTTGCTGCCCAGGCTGGCGACCATGAAGCGCACGATATACATCAGCGTGAACATGGTTTCGATATCGAGGTAGGAATTATCCTCCTGCCCCGCGCCGTTGACCTGGTAGGTGGTGGTGGCGCGTTCCAGCGCGACCTGGCCGGCGGCATCCACACGGAAGGTGGACAGGCCGGCATAGAGCAGCGTGTTGCGTTCCGACATATCGAAGCGGCTGGCGACCGGCGGGGCCTTCACCTGCAGCGGGATATGCGTGACCGGCAGCGCGGGATCCGCGCGCAGGGACACGGCCGCGGCGCCGGCGAAGGCAGCCGCCCAAATCCACGCCGGCGTCGGGCTGTCATAGAAGCCGATGACGGAGGCGTGCTGGTCGTTCCGCGCCTCGCCGAAGCTGGTGAGCGTGTTGAACGCCCCGCGCTTCGCGGCAAACACATGGCCGAAGATCTGCTGGGACCAGGACCAGCGGCCCGTGGTGTCGTCCAGCGCCGTCTTCAGGGAATTCAGGTTCGTGGTGTCCGCATACGGCGTGACGATGAAGTCGTATTCCTGATCGCCCAGGTTGGCGATCAGCGTGGTCAGCACCGGGTCCGTGGCACCGGAGGCCATGGCGGTGATGACGGCGCTGATGCCGGCCGGGGTCTTTTCCCCGCCCGCGGCGCCCAGGTAGTTCAGGCGGATGTCGATTTCATTACCGTTCGTGCCGGCGTTGTTCGCCGTGAGCGTGACGGTACCGGTGGAGACGCCGGCGGTGACCGGCAAATCCACATTCGCGTTGACCAGGTCGTCCAGCGCGGCGGCGACGACGGCGGCGGTATCGCCGCTGGCCACCGGCACGGCGACGCGCGTGCCGCCGATATAGACGAACAGCGTGCCGGCTTCCGTGGCCGTGCCGGTGAGCGCGATGGTGCCCGTGGCGGCGACCGAGCTGCCGGCATCCGCCAATGCGGCCAGCCAGACTTCACCGAACTGGTCGTGCTGGCGGTAGGCGGCAAACATCAGCGCGAGCTGGGAGCCGGCGCCGCCCTTGTCCTTCGCATCGCCCAGGCCGGCGCACAGGACCGGCACGGCGGCGGTGGCGGTGCCGGCGCTGGTCTTCTGGCCGATGATCAGCGTGCGCTGGTTGGTGGTGCCGGTATTGGCCAGAGAGGCATCGATTTCCGCATAGACGCCCGGCACGCGGTTGGTCGCGGCAGGGTAATTCGTGAAGTTGATCGTCATCGGCGATTACTCCTTGGCCACGGAGGCGATGGGGGCAGCGGGTTTCGGGGCCGAACCGGTTGGCGGATCCATCTGCGGGTCCGCCAGGACGGCGTCGCCATCGCGCAGGCGGCGCAGCCAGAAGGCGCTTTCCGGAACGTGGCGCCCGCCTGCCGGCACGCGCGCGCCGGAGACGGGATCGCGCAGCACAGTGTCCTTCGCCGGGCGGATGAACATGGCGGGCCTTTCAGCTTTGCCGATTTCAGCTTTGCAGGTCGGTGGCGGCGGCGCCGGTGATGGTCACCGCGCCGTCCGCGCTGGTCAGGTGCACGTCGATCTCTTCCAGGTCCTCGGCCGTAGCCTGCCAGCCGTCAGAGTCGGTGACAGTGGTTTCGAGGGTGAATTCCATCTGCCAGAACAGCCGGGCGCGATCGAAATCCAGCAACCGGCCGGAGGCGTATTCGAAGGCGCGGGAAGATGGCAGGCCGGCGGTGGCCGGGCGCCAGTTCAGGATGGCGGCGAAGACTTCCAGGCGCAGATCGTCCAGCCCGCGCACCGGCGCCTGGCCACGGCGATCGCCGCCGGCGCTGGCCGCGTTGGTCAGGTGCAGCACCACGCCGATGCGTTCCGTGATGACCTGGTGCAGGCCGGGCTGCTGTTCGTTCGGCTCCGCTTCATCCTCCAGCGGGATGACATAGGCGGCGGGGAGGTCCATCTGGACCTCGTTTTCCACCACTTCCGCGAAATTCGCGGCGCCGGCGACGCGCCCGCCGAAGCTGGTGGCGGCGCTGCGCAGCTGGGTGATGACGGCGTCCAGGTTCACGGCTTGATCCGGCGGAATTCGATATCGTCGATGATCGCGGCGCGCACCCGCTCACCCAGGGAGCGTTCCCGCCGCGCCAGGGCGGTGGAAAGGAACGGCCGGGGCTGCAGCACGCGGGCGGAGGCCGCGCCGGCCTTGCCCTTCACGCGCTGGCCGCCGCGCTTTTTCCGCCCGCCGCCCCTGGCGCCGGCTTCCAGGAACAGGGCGTAGAAGGTGCGGTCCCGCACCGCCACGCCATCCCCGGACTTGAACGGGCGGACGATGATGCCGCGCAGCAAGGTGCCGGTGACATTGACCGGCGGCTGGCCGGGGGCGGAGGCGGTGTAGGCGCCCGCCTTGTAGGGACGGGAGACCGATTTACCAGACCGCTTGTAGACAAACTTTGAACCACCCGAGCCGCCGTAGGTGCGGCCACCGCCGGCGGCGCGGCGGATCAGCGCGCGGGCCAGGCCCGCCACTTCCTGCCCGGCCTGGCGCATCAGCTTGCGCATGCGCTTTTTCGTGTAGACCAGGCCCATGCCCAGCGGGAGGCCGACATGCAGCTTGATCACTCTTCCGTCTCCAGTTCCACTTCCAGTTCCTGAAAGCGATTGTCGCCTTCCACCCATTTCAGGCGGCGGATGCGGAAGACTTCCCGCCGGCTGGTACCGTCCTGGCGCTGCAGTTCCCGGATGATGATGTGGGACGTGTCCAGCCAGTCCAGGAAGCGGATGATCACCCGGTGCGTGATGGGCGTTTCCACCTGCGCGCCGGAATAGAAGGTCAGCGCCCCCACCGGCTGGATGTCCGCACGGACGTCCTGCAGGTTGGTCAGCGTGTCCAACACGCCGGTGCCGTCCGGGTCCGGCTGTTGGACGCGCTTGGCGATGGTGATGGGCCAGCGCAACTGGCCGATTCGGACCGGGTCCGCCATGTCAGCCGCCCAGGTGCCAGATGCGATGCGGATCCAGCAGCGCCTTCGCGGCGGCGGGGATTTCCCCGCCATCGTCGCCGCGCCGTTCATAGAGCCAGGCGGTGATGACCAGCACACCCAGCACGACCGGCCGGGGCACCGCGTCCGCCGTGGCGTAGCCGGCGACGAACTGGATGGCGATGTCGCGCAGCGCGGCGGTGCCCGCGGTGTTGCCGCTGGTGAATTCCGCCGCGGGATCGATGCAAATGCGCGCGGGGTGAAGCGCCAGGTCGGCGGTGTAGTCGCCCGCCGCCAGGGTGGTGGCGGTGCCGTCTTCCTCCGTGACGATGACGGAGGTGATGGACTGCACCGGCGCGCGCGGCAGTTCGATCGCGCGGCCGAGGCCGAAGGGGCCGCCGGGCCGGCGGTCATCCGCCGGCGCGACGATCCATTTCAGGGTCTGGGACATCAAGGCCCGCCCCAGGAAGGCTTCCGCCTTTTCCCGGGCGGCGGCGAGATACAGCGCCACCAGCTCGTCATCGAAGGCATGGTCCAGCCGCAGGTGGTTCTTCGCGGTGGCCAGGGTGACCGGCTCGGAAGCCGGGCCCGTGACGACGGTGAGGGTGGAGTGCTGCATGCGGAGGCGGGGCGGCCGAAACCGCCCCTACACCATCAGTCCGTC